ATAAATCGAAGGTCAGGCCGTTCCGCTTCCTGTTGCAAGCGGTTCAATGCACCATTGCACCGATCCGGGAGATTGGCAAAACCAAAGGCAAGGGACCACACAAGAAACGGGTCGTTACCAGCGAACGACGGTGCAAGCGTCGTTATCACGGCATCGTAAGCAATGAGCCGGTCAAGACCAAGAGGAAGACTGTTTGAACCACTCCGCAGCTCGTTGCTGCGCGTGGCATCGCCTGGCACTGATTCAGCGGGCGATGTGGTAAGCGCGACCCGCGTCCATCAGCCTGCATGGTGGGCGCGGGGTTTCTGGAGAAAGCCACGATGCAAACGATTCTCGATTGGTCGCCCATCATATTCGCCGGGTTGCTCAGTGCGGCTGCGGTGCTGATGGTTGGGCGGCTGCTGGGGATGTGATATTTTTTTGTGTGCGGAAACTATGAATGGACCCGTTATGCGATACGACGAGTTCCTAACACGGAAATCTCAGATTGGAACGCAGAGCGGATTTGAGCCGCTATGGCTTCCCGATTTCCTAAAACCGTTTCAGCGCTCGCTCGTCGAATGGTCTGTCAGGAAAGGCCGAGCTGCAATCCTTGCAGATTGTGGTTTAGGCAAAGGTCCAATGCAGCTTGTGTGGGCCGAAAATGCCGTCCGTCACACCAACAAGCCGGCCCTGATCGTTACCCCGCTTGCGGTGTCGTATCAAATGGTCCGCGAAGCAGAAAAGTTCGGCATCGAGGCAGCCCGCTCAGATGATGGCAAGTCGGCGAAAAACATCACCGTGACCAACTATGAACGGCTGAACAAATTCGATCCGTCCGATTACTCGGCAGTCGCACTTGATGAGGCTTCCATTGTCAAGCACTGGAGCGGAGCAACGCAAAAAGCCGTCACCCGCTTCCTCTCGAAAATACCATTTCGTCTCGCTTGCACAGCAACGCCGGCCCCAAACGATTACATCGAAATGGGAACGCTGAGCGAAGCCCTGGGAGAATTGACACACTCGGATATGCTTGCGACATTCTTCCGGCAAATCTCCGATGATGAAAAACGCAAGCGAGCAACCGCCGACGACATTATCCATAGCAAACGGTTGTCATGGCGGGTGATTCAGAGCATGGGACAATGGGCGTTAAAGTCGCACGCATTCGAACCGTTTTGGAGGTGGGTATCATCCTGGTCGCGGGCTTGCCGGAAGCCATCCGACCTTGGACCATTTGACGATACTGAATTCGTGCTTCCGCCGCTGAACAGACGCGACCATATCGTCATGCCGAGAACGCCACCGGAAGGGTACTTGTTCACAATCCCTGCGTTCGGGCTGAATCAGGAACGTGCCGAACGACGTAGGACACTGGAAGAGCGCTCGGAATTAGTAGCCAATCTGACGGAACAATCTGATAGTGCCGTCGTTTGGTGTCAACTCAACCCGGAAGGCGACCGGCTCGAAAAAGAAATCAAGGGAGCGGTTCAGGTCAAGGGTTCACAATCGTCAGAAGAAAAAGAGGAATTGATTCTCGCGTTCCTCAATGGGCAAGCAAGGGTACTGGTCACCAAAAGTAAGATAGCAGGGCTCGGCTTGAATTTGCAGCATTGTGCCCATGTTGTAACATTTGTCACGCACTCCTTTGAAAGCTTCTATCAGTGCGTTCGCCGCTGCTGGCGATTCGGACAACAACGCCCCGTCACTCTGGACGTAATCGCGACCGAAGGCGAAGTGAACGTCAAGAAGAACATGGAGCGCAAAGAAGCCCTTTCTTCGCAGATGTTTGATAGCGTCATTCGCTTCATGAACGATGCCAACGCGGTTAAAGCATCAACAGCAACCCTACCAATGGAGTGTCCCAAGTGGCTGTCAAAAGTCAGTTAGTCACCGAGAATTACGCCATCTACAATGGCGATTGTATCGAAGTCATGAAGGAGATGGCGAGCGAATCGACACACCTGTCGATTTACTCGCCCCCGTTTCGGCGGAATGTTGTACCAATATTCATCCGACCCTGCTGATTTGTCCAACAGCAAAGATTACTCCGAGTTCTTCGAGCACTATGGTTACGTCGTGCGCGAAATCCACCGGCTGACCATGCCGGGGCGCATAACAGCAGTGCATTGCACGGACATATTCCGCAACTACAGCGGCGAGCACACCATCATTGATTTTCCCGGCGACATCATCCGCTGCCATGAGCAAAACGGCTGGAAATGGATCGCTCGCATTCACATTTGGAAAGAGCCACTGACGGTTCGCAACCGCACAATGCTGAGTTCCCTTCATCATGCCACACTGGTTGAGGATTCGACTACGGTCAGTTTTGCCAACGCGGATTACATACTGGCCTTTCGGCGGTCAGGAACCAACCCCATTCCCGTGAGCCACAAACAGGGCTTGATGAATTACGCTGGCTCCAGCGAAGTCCCGCCGGAGCTATTGAAATGGCGTGGTTACAAAGGCAACCAGATCAAGAACGCCTACTCGCAATGGATATGGAGGCAATACGCCTCGTCGAATTGGTACGACGTGCGAATTGACCGGACGCTAGGGTCTGGAGCCGGCTTGTATTCGGGCAACAAGGCCGACAAGGATGAACCGGACGAAAAGCATATGCACCCGCTGCAACTAGACGTGATCGAGCGGTGTTGTGTCTTGTGGTCCAATCCTGGTGAAACCGTGTTGACCCCCTTCCTTGGTGTTGGGTCAGAAGTATATGGGGCCGTCATCAATGGTAGGCGTGGCGTCGGGATCGAGTTGAAGACAGGATACTACAAGCAAGCCGTGAAGCATCTCGCATTGGCATCGGTAAAATTCGCAGACGAAAAGCCGCCTGAATTGGTTGAGGCACAATTTGAATTCTCGGATTGACCTATTCGCACTGAGCGGAGAACCGCAATGCTGAAATACGACATCCTGGAATTTCGTGATTGGCTCATGCAGCAACGGGACGTGCATTGGTTCCCATGCTATGTAACAATCACGCTTGACAGCCTGCACAACCTGATGAACGCATTTCACATGGAGGTGACTCATCAAGAAGCACAGATGGAACGCGACTGCATCAAACGCTTATCTGCGGAGCGTGCCGCTCGTGACGCAGAACGCGAGGCCGCCGCCCATCGCAACGCCGTCGATGCGGTACACTTTGAGCAATCGGCTGCGGAAGCGGGGCCGGAGAATCTGCGGCATGGTATTGAATCGGATGTCAGATGAAATCGCTAGGCTGCATGCGTTCACATTGGAGTTAGCTGAACGAATTTTTGTCTGTTACGAAATTTTTTCGCGGTTCGCTGATGATGGCGGGCCGCCCAAACGAAGGAGCACTATGGAACCTGCACGATTCAAGATTGGTGATTTCGTTGTCTCTAAAGCCCAAATGAAAGCAATTGACGTTCACCACAAACTCAGACCGGCAACCAACGAAAAAGATTGGCTCAACACAAACAAGGAGCCAATTCCTTGCGTCTTCCAGGTTGTCGAGATTCTGGAGCAGACGTGCTATGGTGGCTTTAAGCGGCACTACGACTGCCGTGGCGTCGGCCCTGAATCCGTTATGACTTCTCTAATGCGTTTCGTGGAAATCGAACTGGACGCGGCTCCGGAGTAACGCTCATGCAGGCGCTCGTCACCCACGGCCCGGAAATCGCCCGCTTCGATTCCTTCGCCGATTGGACCGAACGGGGACACATGGTATATCGCATGAATCGCGGCGGACCAGCTTTTGTGATTCACTTGGATACGCTGGGACGCATTTGTACGCGGAGCAGTCACTACTTGCGAGCACGCGGCGAAGGCACGTTTCCCGTCGTCGTGTACCGGATTGATGGAGAGTAGCTGATGACCATAAAAGACCCGAGCTATCTAGTTCGCCAATTACAGGAGCGAGCTAATTTTATTGACCCGACAGGTCAGGACAGAACAACGGCGCTCATGCTTGCAGCGTGCACATTTATCCGCGAACAAGCCGCCCGCATTGTAGAGATGGAGCACGAGTGGCGAAAACAGATAGACCGCATCGTGGAACTGGAAAAGTTAAACAATGAATTGACCAAAGACAACGAACTTTACGACAGGCATTGTTATCGATATGGAGTATAGCCAAGATGCAAGACTTCTACGATTTTTCTGGCGGGATGGAATCAGCAGCAATGCTCGTGCTGGAACGTGAACGCATCCGCGACATTAACGCTATCGTTAGATGGGCTGACACCGGCAGGCAATTTCCTGAGATGGCCGACAGCATCAAACAAATTGAATCAGCCCTTGGCTTGAATA